TCTGGGAAAAGAAGGACTAGGTCAAATGACGGGGCAGAAAGTTTTGGCCGGTACAGGTTCTGACGTCCTCGCTCCACATTTCCAGCGTCTTAACGTGACCTAGATGGGGTTTCAGGGAGGGAGATGTGTACTTCATTTCCAAATCCAATGTTCGCAACGAGAGATGGATGCTGGCAGGGCGAACATGGGTTCGCAAATGTTGTAACGGGGCATTCCCATAACGCAAATGCCTCGGTTCTTGATTCTACTGCCTGTGAAGTCATATTGCGTTTTTTTATGCCTAAGGACGGCCGAAGAATTTATAACCCTTTTGGCGGAGGTGTTCAATTCGGGTTTGTCGCCGGGTCTTATGGTTATGAATATATCGCAAGTGAAATCCGGCACAACCAATGCGACGCTAACAATCAATTATGTAGCGAATTCCCAAGCGTTCGCTGGATACAAGGTGATAGCCAACTTTACGAACCGGATGGGATGTTTGATCTAGTGTTCTCATGCCCCCCTTACTATAAGGTCGAAAAATATATTGATTATGATGGTACTCCACCGCCAGGGGAAATAAATTCCCTAAGAACATATGAGGAATTCCGTTGGGCGTTATTCTCCGGATACAGGATTGCTATTGATCACCTTAACGGTAACTGTTTTTTTGTCGTAATGACAGGGGACAGTAGAGATAAAGATGGGGGTTATCATTGTTCTGAGAGTGAAACCGAATTGTTTTTCAAGGAGAACGGCCTACTTGTTTACAATAAGATTGTATATCTCGAACCAGAATTCACAAGATTAGCACAGGCTAAAAAAACCCTCAATATGAGGAAATTCCCAAAGCGTGAGCAGAAAATTATCGTCGCGTATAAAGGTGATATTTCGTCTATCAAGGAACTATATGCGCCGGTGGGGAGATTATAAAATGCCGCGCGTGTGGCTATATGCCTATATCTACCCCGAGGAATGGCCCCGGTATAAGGCCGAGGGCTGGCTGCGTGTCGGCTACATGCGCCCGCATAACTGGATGTCCCCGAATGCCGGCAACCTCATCGTCCGGAGGAGAGGGTAGGGATGGCGCGGATTCGATACCTCAAGCCAGAATTCTTTACGGATGAGGATATCGGTTATTTAACCGTTCAAGGACGGTTAGCCTACTCCGGCCTTTGGTGCCATGCAGACAGGGAAGGAAGACTTGAGGATCGGCCACGATTTCTAAAAACGCAAATATTCCCCTATGACAATGTTGATATGGAGAATATTTTGTGCAAACTTGCACAACCTAAGCAGACGGGACATGGAGAACCGTTCATCCTTCGGTATACAGTAAATGGCAATAAATACATACAGATAGTTAAATTCCTTATCCACCAAAAACCGCATCATACAGAGAAGAAATCCATCATCCCCCCACCCGATAACGGTGTAATAACCGTTCATGAACCGTTAAAAGACGGTGAATATCCGGTAGGAAGTAAAAGAGAAGTAAAAGAGAAAGAGAAAGGGAAGTATCTAGAATTCGTCCTCCTCACGGACGACGAACACGCCCGCCTCATCCAAAAATTCGGGGAAGCGAAAACCAACGAATTCATAGAACGCCTGAATAACGGAATCGGCAGCAAGGGTTACAAATATAAATCCCATTACCACACGATTCTCAATTGGGATGCAAGAGACAAGGCCACGAACATAAACCTACCAGAAGACAAGGGAAGAACTTGTTATCACCCGAACTGCACCGCGAAACACCTGATGGAAACTAACCTCATTGTCCATTGCCGGAAACACGATCCGATAAGGAACCACGAACCCAAAACCTGACGAGAGAAAAAAGGGAGGGACACGAAATGCCAGTCATCACCATACTCGAACTCCCAAGGGCGGCCAAGGGATGAAGCGCAAGCCGTCCCTCAAGTCCCTCCGCAAGAAAGCCGATGATGCGTGGGCGCTCAAGGTCAAACTGCGAGCCGCTACTTGTGAAGTTTGCGAGGTGCGCGAGGTCCAAGCAGCCCACCACGCCATGCCGAAGGGACGGTACGGATTCCTCCGGTACGATACTCGCGTAGGTGTAGCCATCTGCCACCGATGCCACATCAACGCGCCCCGGGATCCCGGCCCTGGAATCCTCGTTGTGGTTAAACGCCACGGCCTTCACATATTCGCCGACTGGATTCTTCAAGCACGCCAACGGAAGGGAATCGGGAAGCGGTGGACGAGGAAGGAATTGGAGGGAATCATCAAGGGGGAAATGCCATGAAGGAAAAACCGGAGATAAGTGATTTTATCGTAACGGAGCAGGTGAAAAGAGCTATCCATATGCTCCCAGGAGACACCCTTTCCATCGAATACCAGGACGAACGTGGTATGAGGGAAACCGTTCTCCAAGAGAAAATCACTGAGAAGATGGAAACCGACACGCTGTTTATCGCCAAGGCGGACATTGACGGCAAGAAGGCAAAAATGGGCGGGTTCACCATCAAATGAAATGCCTCCTCTGCGGGGAACCTGTTCCTGCGGGGAAGGCGTGCGATGTCGGCCACGCGTTTCAATTCGCGGTGGAATATTTACTCATCCGGCGGGGGACGAAGGCACAGAACTATGACCCTGAGAAATTCGTCACCCGTCGGAAGCGAGGACATCAGAACATCGCCGATGAAACCAAGCGTCTCGAGGCCATCTCGATCATCTGCCGCGCCGAGGCGTGTGATCCCGGGGACGATAAGAGGCCGTCTTGGTTTCTTGACTGGTGGATGCCTGAGCCGGACCAGCCACGTCCGGCGTGGACGGACCATGAGAGGCGGCGTTTATATAAGGCCATCTGTGAGTTCCAGTGTTTGCTATGCGAGATTCAGGTACTCGGCGAATGCGGGGATACGAGGAGAATGAAAAAATGCAGGAGGAGGTGATGGGGCGGGGCACGGCGGGGCACCCTTTTCTTGCACCCGCATCATTTTGTGCTTGACAGGCCATTTTTTGGATTCATAATCTTTTCTTGATGCCATAGGTTTCCCCGGGGGCCCGAAAAAGGCCCCTTTTTTATTCCCAGAAAAGGACGATAAATGCTTATACCGCCTGGACATAGATGGCGGACGTGCCCAGACCTGTCCCGGGAGAGGAAGTGTCTCCGGAAACGAATTTCACCCGCTTTTGAGAAAGAATTTACCATCCGGCCCTGCGATGTGTGTCCAGTCGGGACGGGCCGAGCCTACGCTTTAGCCATGCACCACAGGAAGCAGAACGCATTAGCGATGGACCTATGCCGCGCATCTTGAGTAAATATCCGACGAAGAAAGAGATCGAGCGTATCGCCGATGCTGTAAGCAAGGGCGATGGTCTAGTATCGACGACGGCCGAACAATTACACGTCAGCCGTGAAGTGTTCTACGGCTGGATGAAAAAGTATCCAGCCATCGTAGATGCGCTTGGCAAAGCCAAGGAATTGAGGCTCGACGTTGCGGAAAGTAAACTCCAAATCGCTATTGAGAATGGCGAAGCATGGGCGATCTGTTTCTACCTCAAATGCCAAGGGAAAAGCCGTGGGTACGTTGAGCGCCAGGAGGTGACGGGAGCCGATGGGAAACCGATTGAGCACGCCATCAAAGAACTCCCCGAAGCGGCGTTACGCGCCATCGCGCAAGGAAGCAATCGCGGAGCTGGCAAGACGCCGGCTGATTGATTTCTCGATCCTGACCCGCAAGGGGTACATCCCGAACTGGCATCACTACATCATCGCGGAGAAGTTGGAAGCCGTTGAGCGCGGGGAAATAACCCGCCTCGCCATCTTCATGCCTCCGCGACACGGGAAGACGGAACTTGCCTCGATCCGGTTCCCGGCGTGGTGCGTGGGGAGGAATCCGGAGAAGCATATCATCGCCGCATCGTATTCGGGGGATCTTGCAACCGACTTCGGGCGGCAGGTTCGGAACCTCGTCGCCGATGAGCTGTACGTGGAATTGTTCAGTAAGATTCTTTCCGATGATTCGACGGCCGCGGATCGATGGAACACAGTCAAGAATGGCCGATATGTTTCCGCCGGCGTGGGCGGGCCTATCGTGGGGCGCGGCGCGGATATCCTGCTTATCGATGATCCGATCAAGGATTACGAGGAAGCGCATTCCGCAGTAATTCGGCAGAAGGTGTGGGATTGGTACACGACCGTTGCGTTGACCCGTCTTCACCAAAATGGGGCGATCATTCTCATCGAAACCCGGTGGCATGAGGATGACCTAGCCGGGAGGATCTTGAAGTCGGCCAAGGAAACCGGGGAAGAATGGGAGATCATTTCATTCCCCGCCCTTGCCGAAGAGGACGAGGAGCATCGCAAGAAGGGCGAGGCCCTGTGGCCAGGGATGAAATCACTCGCGGAACTTGAGCAGATCCGGGCCACGCAGGGGTCCGTCAAATGGGCGTCCCTCTACCAACAGAAACCACCGAAGGAACAGGGGGCGATATTCAAGCGTGAATGGTTCCCAAGGTACAAGGGCGAACCATACGGAGTGCTTGTCCGGCGTTCCCAAGTTCTCGACACCGCGCACAAGACGAAGAAGGAAAACGATTACTCCTCGCTTATTACATTCGACACGATGAATGGCGGGAATATCTATGTGCGCCACGTATGGCGGGAGAAGGTCATATATCCAGACCTGAAGCGGAAAGTCGCCGATCTATTCGCCTCGCACAAATCCCATGAGCTATGCGTCGAGGACAAGGACGCAGGGGCGATGCTGATTCAAGAATTCCAGCGTGACACAAAACTCCCGGTCATCCCGATCCAAGCCGATAAGGATAAGGTGCTCCGTGCCCATGCCGCCACGCCCTTATGCGAGGCCGGGAAGGTGTATCTTCCGGAGGACGCCCCGTGGCTTGAGGCGTTCCTTGACGAATTGATGTCCTTCCCCTCCGGGGAGAACGATGACCAGGTTGACGCCTTTGTCCATGGGATCAACCGGCTGAAGGATATCGCGGACTCTGCCGTACCGGAACCGAAGGAGATGACCGTGGATACCGGCTTCCGCTCCATCGGGACCATGCTGGAAATGCCGATATGACAGGAGGCAAGATTTGAGCATCGTGACCTGGCTCTTGCGCCGGTTCGAGCGCGAGGCCCTTGAATACGCCGCGAAGATCGGCCCGAAGTATGCTGGCGAAACCGCGACGAACGTGGACGATATCTACGGTCCCTACTGGGGCGATCCGCGATACAACCCGGATCTTCTGGCGGCGCAAAAGGGCGGGCTGTCCATCTACAAGAAGATGCGGGAAGACGACCAAATCAAGGCCGCCTTGCACCTGAAGAAATCCGCCATCATCCATCCTGGATACAGCATCGAGGGGGATAACGAGAAAACCAACGAATTCGTGGAGGACGTGATTTCTTCGATGGAGGGGACCATCGACGATGCAGTGCGTTCCATCCTGTCGGCCTATGATTACGGATTCTCCGTACACGAAAAGATTTACGGCAATATCGAGACGGGACCGTTCAAGGGGAAGATCACGGTCAAGGCCCTTCGGCAGAAGTCGCCCACCCGATTCCATTTCGATGTTGACGAATTCGGGCGATTGAGGCCGATGGGCCTCATCCAACGGCAGAACACTGGGGAAATGCGCCGCCTGGATGTGGGGAAGTTCCTGCTCTACACCTACCAGAAGGAATTCGATAACTACTTCGGGGAATCGGACCTGAAATCCGCCTACCGATTCTGGTTCCTCAAGATGAACTTCTTCCGGTACTGGGGGATGTACCTGGAGAAGTTTGCAATTCCCGTCGTGTGGGGGAAGGTGACATCGCCAACGATCAATGCGGCAGATCAGGAAAAGTTCCGCACCATAGTAAGCAATCTTCAGGCTGGGATGGCCGCAGTTGCGCCGGACAATCTGGAACTCAATTTCGTCGAGACGAAGAATACCACAGGGGCTACGTTCCAGGTGGCCATTGATGCCTGCGATGTACGCATCGCCCGGGCCATCCTGATGCCGACCCTACTGGGCCTATCCTCCTCGCAAAAGGAAGGGTCCCTCGCGCGCTCGCAAACGGAAGAGGCGACGTTCGATCTCGTTCTCGGGGCGGATTCCAAGCAGGTCGCGGAAGTCCTCAACGAACAATTCATCCGCCCACTCATCGAAATGAACTTCGGGTTGCAGGATGAGTATCCGAAATTCGTGTTCAAGCCGATGCGCGAAGAGGACAAGAAGTCGTTCGTCGTGGCTTGGGCCGATGCGGTGAGCAAGCGGGCCGTGACTTCCACGCCGGAGACGCAGGAACACATCCGGTCCCTGCTCGGATTCCCCGAGGCAACGGCTGCGGAAAAGACGGCGATGAAGGATGCGGAGGAACCTGACGAGGAAGAGGGGGTTCTTCCGCTGGCAAACCGCAAGGAGAAGGGGAACGGATTGGACAGGAAGGTGTACGTCCTGACCACGCTGAATGCACAGGAAGCGCGCAAAGCATGGAAGGATCACGTTGACGAATTGGACGGGCTTGAGGAAGAAGCGAAGACCGCGCTGTCGGAAGCGTTCTCCGATTCCATCAAGGCGCTTGCCATCGACGCAAAAAAAAA